AAACAAGGGGGAGGGAGGGGTGAAGGAGAGGAAGGGTGAAAACAAATCGACAAAACCAGTCACGATCGAGAAGGTTCTCGACAGCAAAGGGACACTCGGGCAAGCGGTCTCTATCTTGTTCCAGACAGTCAAACTGTTCGGATTCGCCGTGCCGCGAGGCGACGGAAATAAGATAAGAAACCAACTGACTGCATTGGCGGAGCGATGGAAGGGTTACGCGAAGGACTGTTCACCTTTAAAAGTGATCAAGTACAAGCGAGACTCATTCTACGCCGCTATGCGGGGTCAGAAATTGCCGGAGAAGCCATTCACTGCAGAGGACAAGCCTTCAACAATCATGGGAGGTACTATCGGACGCTGGCTAGCGTCTCTTCGCCGTGTGGACACCACAAAGTGGTTCCAACTACTGGACACCATCCAAAACGGGTGGGCAAAAGGTTGCCCGAGACCGGATGAGGATGCCTGTAAGGCGAAGTTAACATCAACATTCAAAATTCTCACGGAAGACCATTCTGTACCAGATGTAGTCGCATTACCAACACGTGAAGTGTCAGAGTATACGACAGGCAAACTAGGTGCAGACCTCGCCAGTGTGTTCGCTCAGGCCGAAAGGCAAGAGTTCGCCAAGGCGGATCCGTTTCGGTTCAGAGAACGCGAAACAGACCCTTGGGCGAAGGAGACAAAGGAAGAGGAAATCTGGGAAGCTGAGGAGCTTACCCAGAGTGAGATGTTGCGGGCTCTGAGAGAGACCGTAGATGAAGTTTTCGTGGGGATGTCGAAGCTAGGAGTAGCTGATATCCAAAGCACGATCTTTCCGAGCACATCGGCGAATTACATCGAATCGCGTTCAGGCGGAGGTTCTGCGGGCTGGTTACTTGATGAGTTTCTCCCCAATTGGGATGAACTCAGAGTACCAGGCGGCTACCTCACGACCAAAACGGGGTGGGATGCAATGGCGGATGGCATGGAAGATGCGTACGACGAAGATGTTGACGTAGACGAAGAGTTTAACGACTGGACGGTCGGTGATTTGTCTAGTGTGGAAGTGGATGACACAAACTTGAGCGGTGCTTACGGTGCGCTTTGGGGGAAGGTTCTGGAACAGGCAATTGCCCATCCGAACCGAGTTTCCCTTGTAGCGCTCGCTGAGGCACTTAAGGTCCGAGTAATTTCTAAGGGGAGTCCAGCGTCGCACTTTGTTTTGAAAACAGTGCAGCTGAAACTAGCCAAGGAGTTACTGAAGACTAAGCTCTTTCGCCTGACCGGAAGACCGGTAGACGAGTTGATCGTTGAAGATTCCGTCGGGGCATTGCGCCTCATCGATGAAATTTTCCTCTCGGCTGATTACAGCCAGGCAACGAACAAAGTTTACAAGATTTACTCCGAAGAAGTGGGGAAGGCCATAGCTGCAAAGCTAGGTCTTTCCGACACAGAAACGGCGGTTTATCTCGAGTCACTCACGGGTCACATGATTGAAAACCCTGACGATCCAGAGCATGCTCTACCGCAAAAGCGGGGGCAACTCATGGGGTCAGTGTCGAGTTTTGTGGTACTCTGCATTCTGAATGCGACCGTCGCGAGACTCGCTTTTGAGCGAGCCTCGGGGCACAATATCAGATTGGACGAGATACCTGGGCTGGTGAACGGGGACGACCTCGTTCTCCGAGCCACGCGCTCTGTATACGCGCAATGGGCGGCCATCGGAAAGTTCATCGGAATGTCGGAGTCAGTGGGCAAGACTTTTGTCTCGCGCGACTTTCTCCAAATCAATTCGACTACTTTCAACGTCG